CTCGTCAATGCGCTCGCTCTTTTGCGACTGGAAGCCAACCGAAACGCCCTTGAGAAACCCCTGCTGGTAGTGCTGGAAAACTTGCTCGGCGAACTCGTTGATATCCGCCGGGGCGAACTCGATCTCGAACTTGAGCTTCTCGCCATCCTGCACGACGTTTACCGCACGTCCGATGGGCAGCAGATCTCGACGATGCGCCCAGAGGAACACGGGGTTCCGCTTGTAGTTCTTCGTGTCCCAGCCCTCAACCGCAATCTCGTCGCCGTAGCGGTCACGCGTCGCGGTGGAGCCTACAAACTTGAGAATGCGATTATTCGCACCCGTGGCCTTAATTTCGCAATCTCGCAGTTCGAACTTATCCATGACTACTCCTTGCGCGTCGCGCGCGTGATTATCAGTAGGAGATCGAGTTTCTCTTCGCTTTTTGTGCTCACGGCCTTACATGTTTCTTTAGATCATCCGACATAGTTTTGACTGCTTCGAGAATGGCGACAATATTTGTTTCGTTGCGCACGCCTCGAATGAGCAACTGATCGAGTACTTCGTCTACCTTCGCCCAGCGTGTCAGAGCGATTGACTCACACCATTCTTGCCGATCAGCGATGGCCTTGACCGCCAACGTGGTCTGCTCGCGCAATTGAACCAGCGATACCGACGTCTGCTCGCCTCTGGCGCGTACGTCGTAGTACCCGCCGACAGCAGTGGTCAGTGTCGCCAACAGCGCTACGGCAGTCGCTACAGTGCCAAGCCAGTTGGCACTACTCTTCGCCATTAACTCACCGCCATCATTGAACAACGACAATTGATAACTTCACCAGGTGGACCGTTGACGTCGCTCGGATACAGACACCCGTTGGGATATTCCTTGCCAATCGGCCACGCGCCGAGTGCCATGCACGCCAGGTGACTTTCTCGCGTGACCTCGTCTCTGGCCGCGATCCACATATGCTTCTTGACGCCGGCGATGACCTCGCACTCGCGTTCGACGCCGTTGGCCGCCTGCGCGGTCTCGGTTCTCGCGATCGTCAATGCTCGTGCGCGCGAGTCCCGCATGGCCGTGAAGACGTTCTCTTGCAGGGTCGAGATCGAATACCCCTGGCGCTTGGCCTCGACAACGAGCTTGCGCACAACTTCGTTGATGCCCTTCTTGTTGAGGTTCTCAACGATCTTCATGGTCTTGCCGTTGAGGAACCGCACGATCTCCTTGCGTCCGATTTCGAAATCGAACGGCTTCCCCGCCTCGCGGATGTGCCGCTCGATCATGGGGCCGAGGGACACGGCGAGCTGCTTGTAGTACTTGCTCGCCATGGCGGCCAAGTCCTTGTCGAACTCTGGCGCGAGCTTGAGGAAGTCCGCAGGCAGGTCGGCGATCGCGCCATTCCAGCCATCGAGCTTGGCCTTGAGCCAGCGCTTGACGCGGTTGAGGTAGATGCGGGCCGACTCGTTGAACCTCCGTTCGATCGAGTTGCGGCGCGCCTCGCGTTCCTCCCATTCCTTAAGCTGTCGCGGCGTATGAGGAAGCTTGCGGGTAATGACGGCGAGGGCGGACTTTTTCGGCTCGTCCGTCGAGTTGTCCGCTGCCGGCGCGTCGGGATCCGTACCCGCTGGCACCAGGCCAATAGGGATGTACCCGTCGTCGCCCCAAGGCTGATCCTGGAAACCAAGCGCGAGCACGCGGTTGATCTCGTTAAACGGGACCCCGATGTTGAAGAACTGTCCCGCGATGATCGCCTTCTTCTCGTAGTCTTCTTGCAGCGCCTCGACACCGCTCAAGTCGAACGAACTCCATGTGGACCCACAGTTGTACGGCATGAAGAAGTGCGAGTAGAGTGTGTCCTCGATCATCTTGAGGCGCGGCTTGACCGTGTCGGTCCAGAAACCCTTCTCGACGGCCTTATCGAGCGCCTTGTCGAGGTGCTCGAAGATCCCGAGCTTGTTGGGTGGCACGGCAAAGCAGGACGCGATCTTCTGCATGTCCCACTTGGCGAGCTCGACAAAGCACATGTCATCGTGCGACAAGGAGATCGGATCGAACTTCGAGCCACCAGAGAGCGCCGCAATGTTGAACGAATTCTTGACGCCCTTGTGCTTGCCGAACCACCTGGCCTTGAGCTTTTCCCATTCGGAATCGCTTATGTTCCCGGGCGACGTGATGATGCCGCCAGGGATCGCGCTGTTCTCAAAGAAGCTCTTGTTGTACTGCTCGGCGGCGTAGTCCTGATCAGCCGTCAGGCGTGCAACAGTGAGCGGCGCCAGCCCCCAGATCATGCTCGTGGGATTGAAGTTCCTGAAATGCAGGACTTGATATGTCTCGAGACGAATGTCGCGACCGCCGTCGATGCGATAGGTCCAGTAGTCGATCGACCACATGCCCGGGCGGAACACCGGCCGGAAGTTATCCGGGCCAAACACGAAGATCTCGATCGGATCTTCAGTGGGTGAGCCGCGCTTGAGCACCCACATGGCGTTGCCATGCAAGTCAAGCAACGATGAGGTTGCCTCAATGAGCTGGTAGCCAGACCACAAGTCGTTCGGCCGAGCGAGCAGATCATAGAGCGGCCCGCCTTCGATCACGCGCGGGTCCTTTCCGGTGCCCATGTAGATCCGCAGCGGCGTCCCGGCAACTGCTGTGGCGATCGCGCGCACCGCGGCATAGACCCACACGACTTGCGTGTAGGGGTCCTGCAGCTTCTCGGTATCACCGAGGAACTTCGCCAGTGGGATCTTCGCATTCGACGGGCCGGGCAAGTGGAAGTATTCCGTGGGGACGGCGCGCTCACCGATCCTCTTTGCCAGGCCCTGCAGAACGTGTGCAACAGCAGTTCGTACACTCATCAATCGTCAAAAGTCCTGAAGCTGAAGGTCGGCGCCGTCGCGCCGCGATACGCCACCGTCGTGCCGTCGACCTGGTCGTCGTGCCCCTTGCCGTCACCGCAAAACGTGCACACTTCGTCGAGGTAGGCCGAGTTCCACGCCCCGCGCAGGAGGTAGACCTTCCCGGCCTGCGCCTTGCTGGCCACGGGCAGGGCGTGCGAGAGCTTGTCGCGTGCGACCTTGACCTCGCTGATCACGTGGTTCCCGAGCTCGCGAACCTCATGCAGTTTCTGGATCGCCGCGAGCTGGAACGCCACTGACTCGATGCACACCTGCGCCTGGGGACCGTCGAGAAGCGCGGTCTGGATGATCACGCGTTCGGCGGCAGGCCACTCCCAGCGGCCACGCACCACGTCGAGTATGTAGACGTCCTGCTCGGCCGTGATCCCGATCAGGACACCTACCGTGTAGTCCGAGGTCGTCTTCGTCGTGCAGGCAAGATCCCAGCCGCGGTACATGACCGCGAACTCGGGTGCCTGATCGACGACCTTGAACCACTCGCGGTGGAAAAGCGAGCCCTCAGGTTCGCAGAACTCGCCGGCGAGTTCCTGCCTGGCGTACCAGCCAACGCCGTAGGCTGTCTGCAACGCCTTCTTGTAGTCCGCGGCAGTGAACTCATTATCCTTCATGTGTGACGTGAAGAGCTCGTAGTCGGGATCCTGCGCGACAACGAATCGATCGTGGATCCAGCCCTTGCCTCGCGGCGTCGTCGTGAGCCACGCGCGCCCCATGCGCCCATGCTCACGCAACGTCGCGATGAGGATCTTCCATGCCTGGTCGCCGTCGGCGACGTGTGCCGCCTCGTCCATCCAGACCCATGACGTGCTAAGCCCGCGTAGACGCTGGATGTGCTCGACGTTGCTGGCGCTGCGGAAGAGGATCCGAGAGCCATTGATGAGATCCGCAGCCATGTCCGAGCGATTGAGGTGCGCGAGCAGCGGCCCCGCGAGCTCCTCGAACACCGGGAGCACGTCGTCGGTCACCATCGGGTAGGTAGGGGCGACGATCGCACCAATGCAGCGCCGGCGCCCAGCCTCGGCCAGCGCGGCGTAAGTGCCGGCGTACGTCTTCCCCGAACCGCGGCCGCCAACGAAAGCACGGAAGGTCGCCGGCGAGGCTAAGAATGGGAGCTGCTTCCGGCCGACGGTGCGCCGCCCACGCAGACCCGAGAGGCCGAGCATGGGCACGAGGCCGATCATTCGTCGCCTCCCTGCTCGGGTACCGCCGCGGGGATCTCCACGGGTGGCTCGGGCGGCGACTCGAAGACGAATTCCCAGCCGGGGCCGAAGCTCGTCTGCAACCGTTCTGGGACTTTGCCGTCGATCCGGTCGAGGATTTCGCGGAAGAAGTTGAATTCGGCGTTCTCCGCGGCCAAAAGAGCGATTTCCATGAGCTGGTCGGCGCGCGTCTGCGTGGAGCCCTCGGACATCGGTTGACGCAGCAGATCCTTCAGGATCGTCGTCAACGAGAGCGCGCCCTTCGGCCTGCCTGACGGATTCCCCGACTCGCCCGGCAGAAAGTACCCGCGCTCATCGCGCTTGGGAGGATCATGTTTCCGCGAGTTTAGCTCGACTTCGGAACGTTCGTCCACCATGCCACTACTACTACTACACGCAGTCGTGGTAGTCAACTAAAATATCTATGGGTAGTGGTTGGAATTATCAATACACTATAGATAGTGTCTCGGCGCGCGAGCGTCATGCGCGCAGCCATAGAGCGCGGAGACGAGATCGCGTCCGACGGAGCCATGCGTGCCGAGTACCGCCGCATGGATAGGCTACGGGAGCAGCACGTCAGCGCGCACGTCGAGGCGCAGGCGGACGGGGAGGTGTAGCCATGCTGACCGTGATCCAGCTCGCGGCACGCCTGGGCTGCTCGGTGCGTCGGGCCCAGGAGCTCTGCGCGGCGGGGCTGCCCGGCGTGGTGCAGCTTGGCCGCGCGTATATCGTGGCTGACGAGGACGCCGCGGTCGCGGCCGGCAGCACGCGATGCACGCGACGCGGCCGCAAAGCGCGGCAACCGTAGGTGCGCGCCCATTCAACCATTGAACGTTAAATTTATCGCCGAGGATAGCGCCACGACACCTAACGATTTCCGACAATTCCAATTGCCTTCACCGCGTTAAAATCAAAATATGCTACCAGGATGTGAGTACTGCGATCCCACGCAAACTCATCTGTCAACGCGCCGGGTCTAAATCCACCAAACGCCATGTCAAAACGCATTCTGTTGCGACCGCTAATCACCGATTGCGGTGCACCCAACAGCTCGATACATTGGGCAGCAGTCATGCCCAGCGTGACATCGAGAGGCACAACTTTTCCGCTCGCGTCATGACGGTAGCTATGGTACGTCGCGACCATCTCTGCGCTCTCGCGGAGAGGGATTGAACATCCCACACACAACATCGACACAAAGAGCAGCACCTTACGCATGGTTCGTCCTTTCTGCGTCAATACGATTTATCGCCTGCTTCGTCTCCGATGCGTTCACGCGTCGGTAGTATTTCATCATCGTCCGCACGTCTTGGTGATCGGACAGCGCCATCGCTACCTCAAGATCCACGTGCACGCGTCGCGCCAGCGTCACAAACGTGCGCCGCAGATCGTGCTGCTTTATGCCGTCGACGCCAGCGTCCTTGCGTATGCGTGACCAAATACGGCGTGCATAGGTGCCGAAAATCTTGCCCGCCGCCTGGACGTGATCGCCCAACCACTTGTACATCGACGGCGCTATCGGCTGGTGGTACTCACGTCGGCTCTTAAGCATCGACGCTGGTATGCGCCACATGCACGCGGGGAGATCAACGTGCGGCCACTCAACGTGCGACGCCAGGTGCGAGCGGAATCCGGTGGTAAGAAGGCACAGCACATACCCATATGCTCGCTCGGATACGCGCGCCGCGGCGGCAAGTAGTCGTTCGTCTTCACCGGCGTCGAGCACGCGCGGCGTAGACATCGGCTCAGGCATGCGTAGTCGGCGCGATACGGGACTGCGCGTGATCATACAGCGCTCGACACACC